CCATCTATTTACTTCTTCACTATAAAAATATTTAAATTCATATCGGTTTAAAATAATATGCTGTGCAACTTCTTCTGTTATATAAGTTCCATCTACACATGCTTTTTCTACACCGCCTTTGAAAGATGTTGCCCAAAATTGTTGCCACATTATTCCATATGGTTTTTGAGATGCTATTCTATATCGCATTATGGGCGACCAACCAAAAGTAACTATATCACCCGATTTTATATCTTTATGATTTAGCATAAAATCATCAAATATTTGATTGGGTGATGATCCAGAAACTCCTTTATTTATTGGTTCAAATCCAAAATGTTCAGCAATAAATTGACAATGAGTGTTTGCTCTTCTTCCCAACCAATCTGTATATGGTCCATCACCACCTATCGGAGCAGTCATTGAATCTCCAAATGTCCAAACTGAATTCATAACCTATTATACATTTCTTTTTTGTGATTTAATATCTATTCCAACTACATTTTTATTTTTAGGTGTAATTTGATTTACATCCATATTAAGTTCTACCACTTTTCTCAATCCACTTATTTTATAAGTTCTATAAGAATCACTGGTTATTGTAGGCATTTTACTTATAGTTTTTTCATATATTTGTTTTGCATTACCCCTCATTTGTAACCTTTCTGTTTCCTCATTTACAAATTTACCAAAAAATCTTTTAATTGCATTTGGGTTTACATTTGAAACTTTTATACAATGTATAATATCTTTTGCTTTGGAAACAAACAATGTAAAAACAATAGGTCCTGTGGTTTCCGTAAATCTTCCTTTCTCACCATCAACATATTCATATTCTTTTATTAGGTAAAATTTACCTCTTGTCATTTTATTTGCAGATATTACATTTTTATCATCTACAAATTTACGATATATTGGGTTATAGTTTGACATTATTTATTTAACATTTTTAATTTAGGTAGTTGCAATTGCTGAAACTTCGGTTGTACTTTAGTATAAATACCATACTGATTTAAAATTTCATCAAACAATTTAGTCATTTTTCCTAAACTAAAATTTTGTTTGTTCTGCTTACCCAATTGAAATGCCGCAACTTTGTATTTATCATAATTTTTGTAAACATCTTTGATTTTGGATAATGCTTTTGAAATATTTACATTAAACCATTGTGAATCTTTTAATAGAAATTGGTCTGCGGCCGATTCATGTACGTTTTTTAATTCACCATCTAACAATACCGCACCTTCTTTTAAGAAATCCAAATGCCCACTCCAATTACTTACTAATATGGGTTTGCCCGTTAAACTAAATTCTAAAAGAGGTCTACCAAATCCTTCACCCTTTGTAAAGTTCAACATTGCTTTTACCTTTGGATGTTCATATAAACCATTTAATTCATATGGATTCATATCCCCATGTATTAAATAAACAGGAACTTTTCCATAATCTTTTGCAAGTGCATGTCTGATTTTTGATACGATTCCCTCTCTATCCAAAACACTAAATGTTGCTGATGATGTTTTTAATACCAATGCTGGTTTTATTTTTTCATCTCTAAAAGCCATTGCAAAAGCTTTAATCATCATACCAATATTTTTTCTATCTTCTCCCTCATCTCCCTTTAACCAATGTCCTACAAATAGAAAAGCAAAATCTTCTTTTACTTCATTCAATACATCAATTTGTGCAACTACATCTGTCCCAAAATCGTTTTCATTGAATCCTTCGAAAAGAATTTCAACTGGTTTTTCAATTTTATGCTGACGGATTAGTTGACCTGTTTGTTGATTTGCTTCGTTATAAACCGTTCCAATTAAACTTTTCTTTGCATGTTCAGATGGAACAATAATCAAATCCATTCGGTTGCAACCTTGAATCCAATCCAACGCACATACCGTTGTTTCGATGCCAGCTGTAATTCCGATATTATAATGTCCTAATGGTTGAAATTCATTTGGTACTGTGACTTGTACATAAATGTCCGGCTTTTGTTGAATAGATGGTACGATATTATCTACAATCCATTTATGAAATTCATTATTATAATTAAGTGCATCCATTGGAGTATTACCCCAACGAGTACTAATTACTTTAATATCGAATTTATCTAATTTATAAAGTGATTGTAATAAATCTCTCGCGTGGTCACCATATCCACTTCTCGTTGCTACCGGTGCTTGAAATATTAATGTTGGTTTCATATTGTAACTAATTGATATTTTTTAATAGGTTTCCAATTTGCAAATGCTCCTTCCATACCATCCACTAAAGATTGGCACATATATTCTCTACTTAAATTCCCTTCATGTGTGTTCTTTTTATAACGGTCATGCAAAGAACCAATTTCTACATAATCTTCTGCGGTTAATAACTTACCACTACCTTTTACTCTAAATCCACATTGGTCTTGCATACCACCTGTCACATTTACAATGATTGGAGTTCCAGCCATTACCGATTCTGCGGTTGCTAATCCAAATCCTTCATTAGATGCCAAATTGATTGTAACATCTGCCATATTATAAAGGTAGTTCAATTCTTGTTCTGTGTATCTATTTGGTGCAAAGATTATATTTACTTCCGGCATCAAATGTTCTGCGACTCTAGGTAAATCTGTACCATTCTCATCTACAGGTGTAGTATGCATTAACATACAAACTCTATCCTTCTGTTCGGGTCTTAAAGTTTCTACAAACTCTTTAAATGCTAACATCGCATCTATTGGTTGCTTTCTACGAATATTTCTGTTTGACCAGTAAAGAACGAAATCATATTCTTTATCACCGAAAATACTCTTTTTAAAATCTTCAGGTACTTCTACAGGTTTGTAATCTTCCGAATTAATACCATGTGGTACATAACTTACTTGCCAATCTTCTGGCTTCTTCCAATGTTTTTCTTTATCCCAACCCCAAACTCTACGCGTAATACCGTAGGTTTGTTTTGAAATACATCCAATCCAATCACAACTTTCGTAGTAATCTCTATTATATTTTGGGTCTGGTAAATCATCCCAAATGTGGTAGAAGAAAAGGGGTACTGATTGGCGAATTTCATGTGCCATCTCATATAACCAAATCCAATAACGAGGGTCGGTAAAGTGTAAGATAGCATCAGGCTTTTCAATCATCAATAATTGACGAATAACATCCGGATTACCATATCCATCAAACGGGTATATTTTTACACTTGCATCTGCTACGCCTGTTCTTTTGCGTACATCTTCATTTAAGTCCATAACCTTACCAGCTTCAGGATGCTTAATAGCAGCTCCTAATTGTACCCAATCATATTTGTCAACTGTACCTAATACTAATTGTTTTGAAACGTTTGCGATACCACTCGCCATTCGAAGGTCATCAGATAGTAACAGAATTTTCTTTTTTGCCATAACTAATTTTAAATATATATTGTTTTTACTTAATTTTTTCCGTCGCAGTGTGTTCCGTAAAATTCACACCAACCACAAAGTTTGCTTGGTTTTTTGTGATAATTTACATTCAATCGGTAAGTACCGGTTTCATCAAACACACTTTCAACAAATCCTTTGAATCCTGTCCATGCTTTGTTTATTGATGGTTTTCCGTTTGCAGGAATATGCTTACTCATTCGGTGAGTTGGAATATCTTCTCTAACTGCAACTTTTCTTTTTAAGATGATAAATTCAACATCAATCATATCTTCGGAAATACCAATCAATTCTGCATAAAACTTTTTGTAAAGAAGTATTTGAGAATTTTTAACAGCATCTGCTTTTTGATATTTACTCCAACCTGCAGTTGATGTTTTAAAATCTATAATACGATATTTGCCTGTAAATGTATCTTTAACAATCAAATCAATAAATCCCATAAAGTTTACACCCTCTGCAATTTTTGTGTTTATTGGTTGTTCGATTGCTACTAATTCATCATGCTTTAGTGAAAAGAATTTATTAAAGTTTTTAGATTTTTGAAACCAATCCAAAAGAACGTTTCCATCTTCTAAAAACTCTACCATTTCTTCTTTTGTGCAAACATTAAGAGTTCCGCCGGCAGAATCTTTTATGTAGGTTTCTCTCATTCTTTCTTTGAGATATTCCTTCAAATCAATCATCTTATCTGCCTGTGATTTGGATATTCTTAAACACTTATCTAAATAGTGTTGTAGTGTTTCGTGCATTGCTGTTCCAAATACTGAATGTATATTGGATGTGGATTGTGATAATCCATCTATGTATGCTAATTTGTATTGTTGTGGACAACTACTCCACATACTATATTGTGAAAATGATACTCTTGCCATAGAACTAATATAACTAAATTTTTTGTATTTATCAAATTTTTAATTTCAATTTAGTTATTTGTTTTTTATCAGTTCCATATTTTTCGCAAATGTATTTTATATTTTCTCTACCCTCTCTCGTTGAGTAAAGAACTTCAATATATTCTAATGCTTCTTTTTGTGAACATTGAAAGTCGATTTTAATTAAATCAATTAAAAACTGTTCATATTTTTCTTCACCTTTACCTTTTATATATTTCAAAAAGTATTTACCTTTTGGAATTACACTTATATACAACTTATACATTTCTTTTGGTTGTAATGTTTGTGTCAAAGGTAAAAGAGTTGCAATCAATTCAACCCACTCTGGCTTCATAGAAAGAAAACGATTAATCATAAAATTACTCCATGATTTCAAATCCTCTTCTGAAAGTTTATCGAAGTACTTTGGGTCTTGTTCTGCGGTTATTGCGTTTAAATGGTCAAATAACTTTTTAACTGCCATTATTCTACAATTTTTTTATCTTTTAATTCATCTGGTAAAAGGTCTTGTAATGGTTTTCCACATTGTGTACAAAGGTACATTTCAATTGGAAGTACACTATCTTTTGCACCACCTGTAATTAAACGTGATACTTTTCTAAATCTAAAACCCGGCATAAATGTATTATTACCACACTCACAAAGCATTTCTCTTGCATCGTTTAAATTAAAATTCATTGGTAATTGTCCTTGTCCTTGTTCCATTTTGTTTATTTTATAATGTTTAATATTTGTATAATTGTACTCATAAATACTATTTCTTTATCTACTACTAATGCATCTTTTGAAAGACCATCCGCAATAGTTAGAATTACGTTTGCAGTATTTCCTGCCGCATATTCATCTACTTTATCGTATAACATTGAATACATTTCTGAATAATCGTTTAGGTGATTATCTGCTACTGCTTGCCTAATCTTCATAAACAAATTACGTTTGTCATCATTTGATTTTAATAGGTCAATCAATTTCGTTTGGAAGTTTGATTCAACCATCACTTTGTGGTCTACTTTCAATTCTCCCTTTGCTGATTGTAATTGGCAAGTATTAAGTATTCTACGAATATCAGGATAATAAGAATTAATGATGTCTGCAACATTCTTAATATCATACTTAATCTTTTCCGAATCTAAAACCTTACTAACTTGTACTGCCACATCTTTTTTAGTCGGTGGAGTAATTGCGAATGATTGACAACGGCTTTGAATAGGGTCAATGATTTTCTCAATATAATTACAAGTCAAAATGAATCTACAATGTTTACTGAATGTTTCCATTAAGTTTCTCAAAATCGCTTGTGCTCCCGGTGTCATATAATCAAACTCATCTAATATGATTACTTTGAAACCTGCAAATCCAACTGATGATGCGAAGTTCTTAACTTTTGTTCTTACTGTATCTACATTGTTTTCATCTGATGCGTTGATAATCATACTATCACACTTAATTGTGTTTACGATTAGTTTAGCAAGTGTGGTCTTACCAGTACCTGCTTTTCCGTATAACAACAAATGTGGTATGTCGTTTGCATCTAAATATTGCTGAATAGTTTCTTTGATGGTTTCATTACCAACATAGTCAGCAAGAGTTTGTGGGCGGTATTTTTCCACCCACAAAGTATGCTCTCTTTTACTTATATCATTTGCGAAAAAACTCATATTATTTTCCAGTTGAATTGTGCAATTCTATCACCAACTTTGTAATCAGTTTCATCAATTCTTACATCATTTTTTCCATATACTTTTTTGAATGTAGCTTGTAATTCACCTCTATACCCACTATCAACTACTCCAACACAATTTGTCAAAGCCAAATCAGTTTTTCTAATTGATGAACGAGGAAATATCAATCCTACAAATCCTTCCGGTATTTCCAATGCAATTCCCATCCCATATGTTACATCGAATGTCGTATTGGATAATATTGATGTTGCTACCAAATCCATCCCACCATCGCCAGATTTAGCGTATTGTGGTACTACTGCATTAGGATGCAGTTTCTTGATTTTTACTTTCATCTTGCTCTTTTCTAATTTGTTTTGTATCTTCGGAAATAGGTCTTGCAAATATTTTAAACTCCATTCCATTCTGTTTAAAGTATTTTCACCTTGCCAACCAAATACTACAGGTTCGTTATTAAAAAATTGAAAACACCACTCTGCATCTTTAATTGGTTCTTGTGCAGGAATTTCTACACTACTTTGTAATTGTGATTCCTCTACTGGGAATAATTCTAATTGTTCTGTCATTTTTATTAATTTGCTATTTCTACTAAATAATACTTACAAACGAAATCATCAATTTGGAATTCAACGTGCGATAAACCATCGGTTGATACTTTCAATTTAGCATTAGTTGCTTCTTTATTTGCTGTAAGAATTTCTTTTAAATATTTTGCTGAAAAGGAAATTGGTTTTATTTCTACCAATACATTTTTTTGACAAGTTATCGTAACTCTGTTTGTGGAAATTGATGAATATCCAATTGCCATTTTCAAATCACCACCTTCTGTGAAGATTGTGAATGTATCGATATCACTCAATGCACCCTTTGCTTTGATAAATTTATCTACCATTTGAGATGTCATATCAATTTCAATAGTAAATTCAGGCAATGTTTTCAAATCTGGCACAGGTGGAATAACACCTAAATCTGCTAACTGGTAAGATGTTTCGGTATCATCCGAATTCAACTTAAGAGTAACTGCTTTATCTCCCGATTTATCTACTTTTAATTTAATATCACTGTCTAATACACCAATCATATTTTTTAATAATGATGTTGTATAAATACCAACATTAAATGGATTAGAAGTAAATGCATTAAATTCAACCTCACCCAATAGGGTTTTATCATCCGAAATAGAATACTTTTGAATAAATCTTAATAAATTGTTTTTGTTCATTTGTTTTAAATTTTATGTTTGTTTATTAAATATACGGAAAATATTTCTAAATTTCAAATTTTTCTGTAATATAATTGAATAAATTTTGAGCGTACTCCTCATTTACTCTTGGTGTAGCGTGTGTATTTTTATCTTCAAAATATGGATAATCCCCATCAAAACGATTTTCATCCGTATAATCTGTTTTTAAAAATGTTCCGTTCCAAATAAATGGTATTTTTTTAGATTTTAAATAATAAGTTATCAATTGGTGATTTTTATACCAATTTATAAAATCTTCTTCAGCGTTGGTTGTTGACATTATATTTCCCCACTTTATTCTGCCTGATATTTCTTCATCAAAATATCCCCACGGATTTGGATGAAATGGTTCAATTCCACCAGTGTTGGTGTAGTATTCTCTTCTATTAGGATATGTGTACATTACTAAAACCAATGATGGCTTTAAATAATCAGTCCAAGTTAAAATTGCTCTACTAATGTAATCATTACTTCTTCCGCTCATTCCTAAATTATAATCAATTCCCGATTTTATCTTTCTTGATAAAAAATGTGGCCAAGTCTCTGTATCTTTTACATCTATACCTTCCGTATGCGCACATCCTACTGACATTAATTTAATGCCATTAAAAATTGTATTATCACCTCTAAAACCTATTTCATTAAATCTATAATGGTTATTTCCTTTATCCGAGCCGTTTCCCAAAAATTGTTTTCCTGGTCTTTCTTTAAATGACCATTTGTAACTTGAAATTTCAAAATCTTCTGTTGTCCAATATTTTAAACTCTGTTTCATATTAAAATGCAAAAAACTTTTTAGCTGTTT